CGGCAGTTCGGATGCACGTTGTTGTATTCCCGGCTCCAATGGTCATACAGCGGAGGAAACCTGGTGTCGTGTCCGGATATCGAGTACACACGTCCTTGGAGCGGCGCACAGACCGCGCAAGTCGGATAGTGTGTGGACATCTCTACCAAGTCGAACCCGTTCTGCTGGAGCTGCGTGATGCGTGCGGTGTTACCCGCCTCTCTGGTCGTCGATCTCGCGACCATCTTCGCGTACACATCGGCCGGAACGTTTCTTGCGCTCGCGCCTTCCCCATACTGCACGGAGAAGAAGCCGCTCTGCTGCATCTGCCGGAGCATAGCGTCCGACATATCCTTAACCGTGCCTCCGGTAGCCGTCTTCAGCGCGGACTGCTGGAGTCCGATCTGTCTGAGCGCCTCATCGAGCGCCTGATCAGCGTACCGGCGCACCTGTCGGCCGACGGACGCAAGCCCTTCGGCGATGGTGTATTGCATCTCCCGCTGGATCGTGTTGAGCATATCCATATGGATCGACGCAAACACTGCCGGCGGCGTCATCAGCAGGTTGTTGCGTTTGAAGTATGCGTACAGATCACGCAGCGCGTCCTCGTATTCTCTGGCGATCGTCGTGTTGACGAATTCAGTCGAGTGTTTCAGGAGCTTCGCCAGCTCCTCGTTTAGGCGCTTCAGGATCGTGTTGTAGTAGACTTTCGTGCCGACGCCCTTCGTGTTCAGGATCGTCTTGATCAGCCGGTCACGCGCGTCGAGATACAGCTGCGCGAGCCTTGCGATCTCCTTCTGTGTCAGTTTCGAGTAGTCCATATCACTCTATCGTCCCGCCATCACCTCCATCCCCGTCCGGATCGCCCTCGGCTCCTCCGGCCGCGTCGCCTTCGCCTTCTCCATCACCCTGTGATGCGTCTTCATCCACCGTGGGATCGCGCGTGATCACGGCCGGAACTGTGCTATTCTGCTCTTCCCGGATGCGCTCATACTCTTCTTCGGCCTGCTCGTCGTTCATGCCGCGCTCCTTGATAGCGGACAGCACGGACTTGAATTGCTTTCCGGCCGTCTCTACCTGAAGCCGCTGCGCGTCTTCTATCGGGTCATCCGGCAGCCCGTCATTCCATCTGACCGATAGTCTGTCCGGATCGATGACAAGCCCGTTAGCGGCGCAGAGCGTCACGATAATGGATTTAACCGTATCCGTATTGATCTCGGCGATGCGCTGCGCCTTAATGCGCGGAGACACAAGCCTGAGCCGGAGCGCCGTGCCGGAGCTCGTCGCGCCGGCGTCTCCGCCTTCCATGAAGGCTGTTCCCATCTCAGACAGCGTATACAGCTGAGACAGTAGCAGCTCGATCTCTTTGAAGTTCGCGTCCAGGTTTCCGTCCCACGTCAGATACTTGACGTCCGGATCCTCAGCGCGGTCGCGTGAGAAATACCCGCCCAGATCCAGATACCAGCTTTTTGTCCGCTGATCATAGGACAGCGCGTTTCTGGGTCCGGATAGCGACGGCTCGCTGTGTTTGTCGAGTATCCGGTCAGCGCAGGACAACCGCCATATAAGCGCCTGCACAATGCTGTTGATGATCGTATAGTCGTCAAGGCCGTAGATACTGCCGGAGTGTGTCACGTTTGTCAGCGGGAACACGCTCATGATGCCGAGCGGGTTTGGCTGCAAGCCGATCGCGACGCTGTCGTCTTCCATGATGGCCGAACCGATCTTGCCTTTGCTGTACTGATACAGGCGCAGCTCAATACCGGCATCCGTGTGTATCTCCGCGTAGAGTTTCGTGCACTCGTTCTTCTCGTTCGGGTCTGTGGGATAAGCAATCACGTGACCGATGATATGCTTCAGATCCGACGAGCTGACGATCGGGAACCAGTACATCGCGTTGACGATCGTCAACCTGTCGTCGACGATCTTCGCCACGCCGTTTCCGAACCGTGACACATCGATGATCGCCTCATACAGCTTTGCGCGAAACCGCTCTTTCTCCAGCACGGCAGCGACCAGGTCGCCAATGGAACCGCCTTCCTCGTCTGCATACTCAATGTCCGGCATTTCGCCGCACACAAAGTCCGCGATCTTCTTGGAAAGCAGCTGCTGATAGTTCAAAATCGTGCTGATGTCGTACCGCTTGAGCTTCGACTGTCGCCGGAGCTGCTCGAAGACGATCGCGAGCTGCTGAGCGTGTTCCGTGAGAAAGAACGCCTCATTGCGTTTGTACAGGTCAATCCGGCTTTTCTCCTGCGCGGGCGGAAAGCTCTTGCCCGGAGCAAGCCAATCAATGTTTGTCAGCATCTTTTACCTCTCATTGCAATCTGTTTCCTCCCGCGGCTCAGACCGCGACGTTGACGAACCGGCCACCGGATGTGTACGCGAGCGATTCTTCGACAATGCCCGTCGTCGCGTCTGGCGCGTCGTCGTGCGCGTTCTTGCCGTCACGCAGGTATGTGACCATCGCCTTGTGATACAGCGGCCAACGGAACTCCCAGCCCTCCGGATACAACACGCAGCGCATCACGTTTGGCGCGTTGGAAAGGATCCGCGCGCGCTTGTTGGCGCTCTGGTGGAACCAGGATACGTTCACACTGTTGTTGTGCAGTTCCTCGCGTAGGATGCGCTGAATGTTCCGAGCGAACCCGCGTCCGCCGTTATTGCTTTCCACTACGGCCACGCGTACGCCGTCTCTGGCCATCATGCGCGCGACCACCGGCTCGGTAATCTCCATTGGCTGCTGTGTGTACAGCACGTTCAGCACGTACGCAAATCCTTGATACACACCGTAGTCGATCGAGCACAGGAAGTCTGTTCCTTCGTCGGCCGTGTCGGTGTAGTTGTATATCCCTTCGAAGAGCGGTCTGCCCGTAGCGTCCTTCGGAAGTTTCTTGTATGTCTTCAACTCCGAGTACACTTTGCCACGCAGGTCAAGCGGCTCTTGCTGATAGTTGGCCGACGCGATATCACGTCCCATCGCGCGCGTCTTGGCGATGTATGATTTCCGGCTCAGGATGTCCGGACACAGCATCGAGCCGTCCGCGTTCACGGCTTTCAGCACATACTTGCGCAAGCTCCATCCGAACGACGCGGCATTTTCTATCAGCCGGCCGGCGATGTCCTTGGATGACCAGCGCGTCATCAGCACGATGATCTTCGCGCCTTCCTCCAATCGCGAGATCATTGTGTTCGTAAACCAATCCCATTGTGCGTCGAGCACTTCATCATTGAGCGCCTCTTTGTCGTTCTTGATCAGGTCGTCGATGATCATGACGTCGCACCCGAAGCCGGTGGCTGTTGCGCCCGGCGATGTGGCCAGATAGCTGCTGTACTGGCCTTCAATCGACCATAGATTCACAGCCGCCTCGCCGTAGCCGATCGCGACGCCGGGAAAGATTTCGGAGAAGACGGGCTTGTCCCGATCCGCTTTGACTTCCTGAATCGCGTTCCGAACGCTCTTCGAGAAAGCTGTGGACACCTTTTCGTTGTAGCTTCCGACAATCACCTTCCGCGACNNTCCGCCGGTACGGCTTTTCCCGTGTCGCGGCGGCATATTAACAATAAGCACATCGTCTTGCGATTCGATGAATGACTGGAGTTCCTCGCACAAGCGTGTCAGGAACATGCGCTCGTCTTTGTAGAATTCCGGAGCGCGCAGCTTGGCGTACTGCCGGAAGTCACGGCGAGCCAGCGCGATGCCGGCGCGGTATCGGATTATTTTGTCTTTTTCGTCCTGCATACATGCTTTGTGTCCTTCCCGGAGATCAGCGCGCGCAGCTCATCGGACGTCAGTCCGTCAAACGGATCTTCGGCCTTGCGTACCACCTGCCTGTCAATCGGCTTCTCTCCGGCTGTGTCTCTGATTGTCTTGAAAGCTTCCAGATCGCCTTTCAGCATCTTGCTGACCACGCTGTTAATGGCCGCCTCCTGTACTGTCTTGCCGTCTTGCATGACCGCGGAGAGAGCCGCGATGACATCTTCCTGGAAGGTCTTTCGGGCGCGTATCTTCTCCACGTTCGCCTGTGCCGCCTTGCGCGCGCGTTCTCGGCGCTCATCCGGAGACAGCGCCGAATTTGGTATCACGTTCCCATTTTTTCCTACTGCGTCCTTAATCATCCCTTTGCTCCAACGACAAACAACCCCAGCGCTGCCTGTCGCTGGGGTTGTTTGCCAAAACCTTAGGAGAGTAACCGTATGTGACCGAATCTATGTCTTATACGTCTTCTTAGCTTAGCATACTACCACAAAAATTCCCGCCAAAAACCGCCAACTTTCACGATGACCAGAAATCTGTCATGAGCCGCTCGACTGTTCGGATTGATAAGTTCATTTCTAACGCCACATCATACCAAGGTTTTTGTTCGATGTAGTGCAGGCGGATCGCCATTCGGACATCCGCATTGTCAACATTGAGCAGCCACGCCTCTATCTCGCAAATCTTTGAATTCACACGCTTTTCGGCGACCTCGTAACGTCTGCGCAGCTCTGACTCTTCACGCGAGCCCGTTGTGCCTATCACAGGCGAGTTGACAATCCTGGCGCTTGCATCATGAGCTGACATCTTGATTGTATCGAGCGTTCCGATCCGCCCGTTTTCCTTCAGCTTCTCGCCGGCATATTCGAGCTCTTTGTAAAGCATCGGGAGTTCTTTCAGTTCGTCTTTTGTCATGCATACCTCGTTGTTTCTCTCTAAAGCGTGCCACTCTTTATGCGTCTCAAAGTGTCCTCTTTCTGCCGTCTCGCGTACTCTGACGGGTCTTTCGGCAGGTCGGTCAAAACTTTTCGAGGCATTTTGGCGGCTTTTGGCGG